GTTTAATAGAGTTCGAAATGCTAAAATTATGTATCTTAAGTATAGTAGATTATTTAGAAAATTTACTAATAGTTTAAGAGTTAATATATATATTAATATATATAAGGCGTATATTAATATAAAAAATTTTTTCAATATTATCCGATATTGGAATTTAATTAAAGATTATTTGGCTTCAATATCATTTTGGTTATTATTGTCACTTGGTATTATTACAATATTTTGTGGTAAATTAATACTAACCAAAATTTTAGCTAAGTTGACATTTCAACAACAAGGATTTGATAGCTTTGAAAGTCTATCTCCATTTATTAATAGTTTACATAGATCCCCAATTATAATTTTATCTATATTTGCAATATTAATAGTTTCTCCAAATATTTTTAGTGATATAGATTATGAAGAAATGAATGTTATTAATCCTGGTATTGGAAAGATAATTAAAAAATATCTCAAAGTTAAGACTAGGAAAATTTTATTATTATCTTTTTTCATGTTGTATATGACAGAATTAATTCCAATAATACGAAAATGTATTGAAGAGAGAACAATGTCTTACATAATTTGGCCTAAAAAAGATGACATAGATCTTGTTTTTGAAATAATGTCAAAATTATCAGAAATAGATCAATTGATTAATGTTCAAAGTGATGAGGATGATTTCTTTTCAAAGTTGTTACAATATGATAAAGAATGTGTCGTTTTATTAGAACGCTGTAGGTTATGTATGAAAAATCCAACTTATTCACATTCTAGGAATATGATATTAAAACAAATTTCTAATATTGATAAAACTTTAGTTACTATTAGAAATTTGACTTTACCTAGTGCGAATAGTCCTACACCTATGGGAATATTTATCTATGGTCCCCCTAAGATGGGTAAATCTGCATTGGTTAATAGGATTGTTGAAAATTATTTAGATTTATGTGGACTGAATATAGACATAGATCATGCAATGTATGTATGTAATCCAGGTGAAGAATATTATTCTGGTATTACTAATGGACATTGTGTAGTATATTTTGATGATATTGGTTCAGGAAGTCAAGAGACTGCATCTATGGCTTTTAGTGATATTAATACTCTTTTATCACCCTATAGGCATCCATTAAATATGGCAGCTGTGGAAGAAAAAGGTAAGATTAAACCATATATTAGGTTAGTAGTTGTGACTTCAAATTTTAGTGATATGAATATGCGAGGTCTAGCTATTCATAATAGGTCAGCTACTTTGAGGAGATTTCATAAGATAGAAATTTTTCCAAAACCACAATATACTGTAAGTGAATCTAGAAATACTCTAGATTTTAAAAAATTACCTCCTGATGGTGATATATTAGATTATATTACATTTACTTATAAAAAACCTGGTGGTATATGTAATACAAATGAATTATATTATAATGTATTAGGAGATATTAAAGGTAGTTATAGGGAATTTTTATATAATATAAATCATTGTATGTTAGAGCATATAGAAACAGAAAAAAAATACTTTAAGAATATAAAGAAAGAATCACTTAAGTGTCCTGAATGTGGAGTTAGACATTGTACTTGTATTTCAAATTTTCAAAGTATGTTTGATGATAAAATTTATTCTATTCCTGCTATTATGGCATTAGTTGTTACCGTAAGTATTGCTATTATTAAACATTTTAATAATAAAGAGGAGAATTTGAGGGATAATATTATTATTAATAAAGAAAAAGGTAAAGATATTTGGAGACGACCACAAACTGTTAATTTGTATGATAAAAAATATTTCTCATATAATTATAAAGATGTTGTTGATAATATTATTAATCAATATAGAGTAATTACATTTAATATGGGAGATAATAAATTTAAAAGTTGTTTGATGGTATGTATTTCAAAGAATTTTTTTTTAATAAATAAGCATGTCTATAATGAAATATTCTCTGATAGGGATGAGATTAAGGCTTGTGTTAGTAATCCTAGAGATGAAAATTTTATAGATTTAACAATGACACTAACAAAAAATGATTTTTCTGTACATAGATATTTAGATTTATGTGTTATTAAGATATATAACCATCCATATTTGAAAGATATTACACATTTGTTACCGACTGATAAAAATATATTTAATGGTCCATTTCAATGTATATTTGTTAGGGTTCATCCTAGACAATTTAGTTCAATTACCACTGAATGTAGTGGTACAATGCACTTAGTTAAGCCGGAATTTTTAGGGAATTTACCATTAGAAGCTCCTATAACACATTTACATGTTGAAAAACCGACTATTGGTGGTAATTGTATGTCAATTGTATTAAAACGTGTTGGTAATAATGGTTGTTTTATTGCTGGTTTTCATTGTGTTGGTAGTTCTAATGAAGCATTAGGAAACATGTTAACATATTATCAATATGAATTGTTACTTAAAGAACTACCATGTGGATATGAATATCAATCTTTTGATTTTTATGAGTTACCCAAATTACAACCATTACATCAAAAATCATGTCTTTGGAGATTAAATGGAAATTTTAATATTATGGGTACTTTAGGTACTAATATACCTAGTCAGAGTAATAGTAAAGTTGTTAAAGGTTTTTTAAATGATATTAAATTATTTACTAGTTTAGAAGAAAAGCCTGAATTATATCCTCCTCGTATGTGTAGAGGATATGATAATGATGGTATATGGCATGACCCATTATTTAATGGAATATGTGATAGAGGTAAGACATCGTTACCATTTAAATCTTCAACATTAAGAGATTGTGCTACTGAAATTATCAATAAATTTATTAGATTGAATAAAAATGCTAAAATTAATAGTTTAAATTTAAATGAATCAATTAATGGTGTGCCTAAATCTATTACAATTACTCCAATGAATATGCAATCATCTGCTGGGTATCCATTAAGTGGGGCAAAATTCAATTATTTTAATTTAGATAATAATGATGGTGTTTATTCCTATTCACCTTCTAATGAAATAATAACCAGATATAATAAATTAATGAAACTTATTACTGTTAATAATTTGGATTGTAGACCCATTCTTAAAGCATGTTTGAAAGATGAGCCTGTTAAATTATCCAAAGTAAATAAAACACGAGTATTTTTTTGTTTTCCTGTTGTTCATAATTTAATATTTAGACAGTATTATTTACCTATTCAAGAATTGATGTTAAAACATGGTTTATATAGTAATTATGCTATTGGTACAAATTGTTTTGGTCTTGATTGGGATAATATACATGATTATATAACATGGTCTGGAAATATTGATGAGTTTATAGCTGGTGATTTTTCAAAGTATGATACTCATATTGATTTAATGTTACAATATTATGTTAATTATATATATATTGAGTTAGCAAAATATTATGGTTATTCTGAGTTTGAATTATATATGTTGCGTTTGGTTTTAGGATGGACTGCTAATCCAGTAGTTATTGTGAATGGTGATGTATTAATGCTGTGTTGTAGTGTATTAAGTGGTAAACCTGATACTGCACCAAGAAATTCTATTGCTAATGAAATATTACATATGGTTTGCTTTGTTGATTTGTATGGTGAGGTTAAACTATATTACATCCATATTAGAGCTTTATTTTATGGAGATGATTCATTGTTAACATATAATAATAATAAGTATAAATTAACACATGTTGATTTACATAGAATATTTGCTAAGTATGGAATTACATATACTATGGCTGATAAAGGTGCAGATATAATAGAATCAATACCATTACATAAAGTGACCTTTTTATCTAGATCATTTATTTTATATAAAGGTAAGTGGTTAGCACCACTAAAAGCTAAGAGTTTAGGTAAAATGATACACTTTAGAATTTTAAATAATAATGAAGATTATGATTTATTATTAGAAAGTTTATTACGTAGTTATTTATTAGAATATACACAATATCCTGATAAAATTGATAATAAGATTAGAATAATACGTCAAGTATTGAAAAATTATAATTTACCAGCTTATAATAGTGGTTATTATGATGAAAAAATATTTGATGTTATTATTCCAAAAATAATAGATAGAAGCTGAATATTTTAATCAGCTTCTGGGTCTTTGGTCGTAGACCCTATTAAAAATAAACAAGACTGGCATTTTTATGTATGTACGTATTTTATTAGGATTATTTAAAAATGAGGATAAATATAATCCGATACGGAGAAAAAATGCACAGGGTGAGAGATATTTATCTCTATAGTAATAGCAGCACCCTTAGCAAGTACGCAGTTAAGAACAATTACCCTCTAGTCATAGTTTGCTGAATGAGCCGTCGGTAAAAATTAGACTATAAATTATACGAGCTTGCCGAACAAATCTCTTATAGTAATGATGATAGTAACGGTGTTAGTACTATCATGACTACAAATAACACCATATCCGACACTATTTCTAGTAGTGTCGACACAAATAATCAGAATATTGCTACTATTGATCCTACTGGTCATACTACTGTAGCTACGATGAGTGCATTAGCCGGCCCATCTATAGTTAGAAGAGATAAAATTACACATATTGATGATAGTGTTTTTTCGTATGCTTCTACAGAGGATTCTGATTTGTCCAAATTTTTATCAAGACCTATAGAATTACAATCATCACAATGGACAGTTGGTGGTACTTTTTCATATGATTTTGATCCTTGGGCATATTGGCTAACAGATCCAACAATAGCAGAGAAATTACGAAATTATTATTTGTTTCGTGGTGATATACATGTTACTGTTAGGATTAATGGATCTCCATTTCATTATGGTAGACTTCTAATGGCGTATCAACCATTTTCTGATTCAAAAACTAAGTATGATTTAGCACCATATTTACCAAATCCAGATAATGTTATGATATATGGTTTGTCTCAAAGCGATCCAGTAATGTATATAGATCCAGGTAGACAAACTGAAATTTGTATGAAGTGTCCATATTTTAATTATAATGATTATATGAATTTATTTACTAATAGCTCCCAATTGTCATTGGGTAGAGTTTATATATACAGTCTTGGACCTTTATCAATAGCTAATTCTTCTGCTTCAACCACTTTAGATATTACTGTATTTCTTCATGCAGAAAATGTTACTTTAAGTGTTCCAACTACTTGGGAATTCCAAGCAGGTGATGAATTTGAAGCTAATGGTGTTTTGTCTCGACCTTTGCTAGCTGCTAGTAATTTAGCGGCTAAATTTAAAGATGTTCCTGGAATTAGTAAATTTGCTAATGCTGGTGAGATTGCAACTAGAGCCATGTCTAATATAGCTGAAATATTCGGCTATTCAAGACCTGTTGATGTGAGAGATAATACGCAAATGAAAAGAGTTGTATATGATAAGAACGCTAATACGACCGGTCTAAGTACAATAGAAAAATTAAGTTTAGATCAAAAGTGTGAAGTTGCAGTTACAGGTGAATCAGTCGGTTTAAAGACTGAGTTAGATGAAATGAGCATATCTCATATTGCTGGTAGAGAAACTTTAATTACTACAATCGATTGGGCGAGTAGTGATGTTGCAGGAGGAACTTTAGGAAGTGTTATAGTTTCACCAACTTATTCATATGTAACATCACGTTCAGGATATGATCCTGTGATGTTACCATCATCTTTGTGTTTTGCTTCTTTGCCATTTAAATACTGGGGTGGATCTATAAAATTTAGATTTTCAATTATTGCTTCACAATATCATAGAGGTAAAATTAGAATAGCATATGATCCATATGGACAAGGGATATCTTCTAGTTACAATAAACAATATAATGTTTTACTTGATATTGAATCTTTATCTGATTATGTAATGACTATTAGTATGGTTCAACCAACTCCATATTTATTAGTTAAAGATCCAACTGAATTATGTATTAATACACCTGCTAATTATGATCGAAAATATCATAATGGGATATTTTATATTAGTGTAGTTAATGAATTGTCTAGTCCAGAATCATCTTCAGATGTAAGTATATTAGTATATGCTAGTGCAGGTGATGATTTTACAGTATATGGATTTAAAGATCCTAGAGATCCAAATTGGTCATTAACTCATTTAACTGGTAAAGATAATACTTATAATAGTGGTAATGGCTGGAATAAAGTTTATTCCTATACAAATGCTTCATTATATAATGAGTTTAATTATTTATTAAATAAATTTGATAATGGATTTCAATTTCAAGGTTTTGATGATCCAAACTCCAGTGGTGCAATTAATTCAAATACAGTAATACATAATTTTGTAGGTAAACCTAATCCTTCATTTTATAGTTCTAGAACTATGATTAATTATGCAGATCCTATAGTGTCTATGAGGAATCCTATTAAGAGGTGGCAACGACAAGAGACTGTCAGAAGCGTTTATTCATCATTGACCTCATCAAATGACTATTATATAGCTGAAGTTACTAGGTTAAACTTTCCACAACTTGGTGGACAATGTAGAAGTGGTGATGGATATATCGATTATGCAGGTAGTGTTCCTGGAATTGGTAGTCCTACAAGTTTAATCGCATATTTAGGATTAGCATATGCTGGTTGGAAAGGAGGTTTAAGATGGCGATATCTTAATTCACATGCTGCAAATGCTGGTACAGGTGAAACACAATCATATATGTATGTGACTAGAGCAAGTACAGTTCCGTCAACAGATTCAACTACATGGTCAACTTCTCTAAACGGACTTGGTGGAATTGAAACTTTTGCTAATGATGGTCAGACTGCACAATTTTTACCTTCTTCATTGGAAGGAATGTCGTTAACTGATACTAGAAATCAGAATTGTGTGGAAGTTGAATTTCCTTATTATAATTATTGTAAATTTTGTGTTCTGGGTCCGCAAGGAACAGATGCTAGTTTAGAAGATGGTTCTGCACAACAAGTACATCGATTTTATATAATTAATCAACATCCAGCTACTGTAGATGGTGGAGATAGTTATGGTTATGAGAGCTATGTCGCAGCCGGTGATGATTTTAATCTTTTTTGGTACACTGGTGCTCCTATTTTTGGCTTAATGCCATATTCATGATGAATTAGATTTTTCTAAGTATATTTAAAATAGACTTATTGTTAAATTATTTTAATAACCCGGGCAAGGGGAATTATTATGATAATTTTAATTATAAATTTAAATATTTACTATGTTAAATTTAATTTTGACTTATTACTTTATAGTAAAAAAAAAAAAGATATATATATTGAG